GCGCCCGCCCCGCTGTCTATCGCCATCGAGGGCGCCGAAGGCTGGAAGGCCGCCACGATCACCGTGCTTCTGCACTACACGTCATCCGACCCTTTGGTCTGAGAGAGAGGATACCGACATGGCCCGTGCCAATGGCGCGCGATCGCAGATGGCGCTCGCGTTCGAGACTACCTATGGCGTCCCGCCCGAGTCGGGCTACAGCCGCATGCCCTTTGCCAGCGCCACGCTGGGCGCGGCCCAGCCGCTGCTCAATTCCGAGCTGCTGGGCTACGGGCGCGACCCGCTGGCGCCGATCAAGGACGCGGTGACCGCCGATGGCGACGTGGTGATCCCCATCGACGCCCGCGCCTTCGGCATCTGGCTGAAGGCGACCTTCGGCGATCCTGTCACCACGGCCGTTGCCGCGACGGGCCTCATCGCCTTTTCGGTGATCCCGGCGAATGGCCAGACCGTCACCATCGGCGGGGTCACCTGGACCTTCGTGACCGGGACCGCTGGCGCTTCCGAGGTCGAGATCGAGGGGACGCTGATCCAGACGCTCGATGCTCTGGTGATCGCCCTCAATGGTTCGGCGAATGTCGAGATCGCGAAGGCCACCTATTCCCGCCCGACCGGGACCGAGAACCTGGTGGTGACCTTCGACACCGTGGGGCCCACCGGCAACGCCTTCACCCTGGCGGCCAGCCATGCGGTGCCTTCCGGCGCCACCCTCACCGGCGGCGGCTACAGCCACGAGTACCGCTCGGGCGGCTGGACCCTGCCTTCCATGGCCATCGAGATCGGGCACCCGGAAATCCCGGCCTATTTCATGTATCCGGGCTGCGTGCTGGACCAGCTCAACTTCTCGATGCAGCGCGCCGGTCTGCTGACCGCGACGGCGCGGCTGGTGGTGCAGGGCGAGGAGGAGCCGACCGCGGCTTCGGAGGCCGGTTCCCTTGAGGATATCGAGCTGCAGCGCTTCGGTCACTTCAACGGCTCGATCCGGCGCAACGGTACCGCGCTGGGCAATGTGGTCACCACCGAGCTCACCTATCAGAACAACCTCGACCGGATCGAGACCATCCGCGCCGATGGCAAGATCGACGGCGCCGACCCGTCGCTTGCCGGGCTGATGGGGCGGATCGACGTCCGGTTCGCGGATCTGGTTCTGCTGGATCAGGCCATCGCGGGCGAGGCCTGCGAGATCGCCATGGGCTGGGCCCTGCCCGCCGGCGCGTCGCTGACCTTCGTCGCGCATGCCGTCTATCTGCCGCGCCCGCGCCGCGAGGTGACCGGGCCGCAGGGCATTCAGGCCAGCTTCGAATGGCAGGCCGCCCAGACCCCCGAGGGATCGCGGATGTGTACCGTGACCCTGATCAACGATGTCGTGGAGTATTGATCATGCTGCGTCTCAATCTGAAAAACAAACCCGTCTGGCTGGATTGCGGTGGCGGGGTCCGGCTCGAGCTGCGACCTGCCACCTCGAGCATCATGGCCGATGCCCGCCGCGACCCGGCGGTCAGGAAGCTGATCCCCGCCGGCGCCGACGAGGAATCGCTCGGGGCCATGGACGAGGCGCTGCAGGACGAGCTGGGCGTCGCGGTGGCAAAGGCAGTCATGCGCCGCTGCACGATCAGCTGGGAGGGGGTCGGCGACGAGGACGGCAACGCCATAGCCAAGCCCTTCCCCGAGGGGATCGACGCTCTGGTCGATCTGCCGCCGATCTTCGATGTGCTGCAGGGGAAGTTCCTTGGGCCGGCGATGCTGCTGGTGACGGAAAAAAACGGCTCAGCGCCCGCGCCGAATGGCACTTCGGCGGCGGCGCGGAATACTGCGAGGCCTGCCCGGGGCGCTGCGAAGCCTGCCCGGAAATCCAGAACCAGCCGCTGACCTTTGAAGGCGAGCAGGTCTGGGACCTGGCGATGCGTCTGGGAGGCCAGATGCGCATCGTCAACAACGCGGTGATCGGCTGGGACATGACCGCCGCGCTGGCGCTCGGCCGCGCGCTGGGCGTGCCCCCGCCGGTCACCGCCGAGCTGCTGCCCGAGATCGAGGCGGTGATGTCCCGCAAGATCAACGAAAACCGACCTGAACCCCGGAGCGCCCCGCAATGACCACCAAGAGATTCGGCGTCCGGCTCAGCGCCGAGGGCGGGCGTCAGGTGCGCGCCGAGTTCGAGGGCGTGGGTGACAGCGGCACGCGCGCCTTCCAGCGTATCGAGCGGGCGGCGGATGGCGCCGGGGCGGTGCTGCGCCGTCTGGCCGGGCTTGCCGCTGCCGCCTTCAGCACCCGGCAGATCGTGCAATATGCCGACACCTGGACGGACCTGAGTTCGCGGGTCGCGCTGGCGGTCGGCTCGCAGGAGGCCGGCATTGCAGTGATGGGCCGCCTGTCGCAGATGGCCCGGCGCACCTATTCCGATCTGGGGCAGACCGCCGAGTCCTGGCTGGCGAATTCGACCGCGCTGCGCGAGCTGGGCATGTCGGCGAACGAGAGCCTGAACTTCACCGAGGCGTTGAACAATGCGCTGGTGGTCTCGGGCGCGCGGGGCGAGCGCGCGGCGCAGGTAAACAACGCGCTCTCGCAAGCCATGGCTCTGGGCGTGCTGCGCGGCGATCAGCTCAACACCATCATCATGAACGGCGGTCGCGTCGCCGAGCTGCTGGCCGAGGAGCTGGGGGTCACCGTCAACCAGCTGCGCGGTCTGGGCACTCAGGGCGTGATCACCGGGGATGTGATCCGCCGCGCGCTGGTCGGCAACCTTCAGCTTCTGCGCGAGGAAGCGGATTCGATGCCCGCCACCATCGGCGATGCCTTCGTGCTGATGGGCAATGCCGCGCTCACCCTGATCGGGCGCTGGGATCAGTTGCTGGGTACCTCGAGCGCGGTGTCGGCGATGATCATCGCAGTTGCCGACAATTTGGAGATCCTCGCGGCCGGCGCCATGGGGCTTGCCATCGTCATGACCGGCCGCTGGCTGATCGCGCTGGGCGCGCTGCGCGGAGTGATGGTCGCGGTGAACGGCACCATGGCCGTGATGGGCATCCTGCTCACCGGCGGCTCGCTGGCGCGCGGGCTGCTGATGGCCCGTCTTGCCACCATGGCTTGGACCGCCTCGCTGATCGCGCTGCGCACGGCGCTGGTGTTGACCGGGTTCGGCGCGCTGGTGGTCGGCGCCGGGGCGCTGGTCTATCTGTTCATGCAGCTGGTGCGCGGCGCGGGCGGGCTGGGCGAGGCCGTCTCGCTGATGGGCGCCGTCTTCGGCGCCACCTTCCGCGGCATCGGCCGGGTGATGTCTGCCTCGGCAGATGGCTGGCGGTCGATCGGCGAGCGTTTCAAATCGATCTGGGTCGGGGTCATCGCCTATCTGGCGCAGAAATGGGCCGACTTCCTGGCGACCATCGCGCCCACCTGGAACAGTGTTTCGGAGCGGATCAACGACAGCCTGAGCATCGATGTGGTCGGCGCGCAGGCCTATGCCTCGTTCATGGAAAACGCGGCCCGCAACGCCGGGACCATGGCCGACCGTTTCCGCGACCGCGGCCGGGCCAGCCTGGCGGGCGCCTGGGACGAGTCGCGCGAGGCATGGGCGGCGCTGGTCGAGGCCGTCGCCAATGGCAGCGCCGATGCCGAGGGGAACCTCGAGGGCCTCGATGCGGTGATCGCCGCGCTGGCGGGCGACCTTGACAATGCCGGTGAGGCCGGCGCCCGCGCCGGTCGGCGCACCGCCGAGGGCGCGCAGGAGGCGAAGCGCGGCTGGGAAGCGGCGCTGGAATCGATGCGCAAGTACACCGAGGAATCGATGGACCTGGGCGCGCAGGTCGGGCAGGCGATCATCGGCGCCTTCCGGTCGGCCGAGAATGCGGTGGCGGATTTCGTGCGCACCGGCAAGGTGGACGTCCGCTCGCTGGTCACCTCGATCATCGCCGACTTCGCGCAGCTGGCATCGCGCCGGTTCATCTTTGGCCCGCTGTCAAACCTGCTGTCCGGCGTGATGGGCAGCCTGATCCCCGGAGCGGGCGCGGCGCTGGCCAGCTTCGACCGGGGCGGGCACACCGGCTATGGCGCGCGCACCGGCGGGCTGGATGGTCTGGGCGGCCGTCTGGCACTGGTGCATCCCAACGAGCGGATCATGGATGATGACCGCCCGGGCCAGAGCCGCGCCTTCGCACCCGCGCCCACCAACGTGCATTTCCACGGGGTGCGCGACATGAACAGCTTCAAGCAGGGGCGCAGTCAGGTGGCGGCCGATCTTTCCCGGGCTGTCATGGCCGGTCGGAGGGGCATGTGATGAGCGCCTTTCACGATGTCCGCTTCCCGGTGAATATCGGCCGCGGCGCCCGGATCGGCACCGGCCGGCGCACGCAGGTGGTCGAGCTCGACTCGGGCAGCGAGGAGCGCAACGCCAGCTGGGCCCGCTCGCGCCGGGACTTCGACGTGTCCTATGGCATCCGCAGCGCCGACGATCTGCAGGCGGTGGTCGCGTTCTTCGAGGCGCGGAACGGGAAGCTGCACGGCTTCCGGTTCAAAGACTGGTCCGACTACAAGAGCGCCCTACCCAGCAAGGCGGTCCTGCCGGGCGACCAGCTGCTGGGCGAGGGCACCGGCGCGCTGCAGCACTTCCGCCTGCGCAAGTGGTACGGCACCGGCGCGCTGGGCTACTGGCGCATCATCCAGCGCCCGGTGACCGGCAGCCTGCGCGTCGCGCTGGACGGGGTCGAGCAGCCGTCCGGCTGGACCATCGACACCGCCACCGGAATTCTCAGCTTCACCGCCGCGCCCGGCGCCGGCGTCGAGGTCACCGCCGGGTTCGAGTTCGACGTGCCCACCCGCTTCGATACCGACCGGATCGACGTGACGCTCGATTTCGAGCGCACCGGCACCATCACCTCCATCCCTCTTATCGAGCTGCGCGAGCCTGACGCGCCGCTGCCCAGCTGACCGGAGGCACCCTTCGTGAAAACCCTTTCCACCGCCCTCGAGGAGCATCTGGCCTCGGGGGTGACCACGCTGGCATGGTGCTGGCGCATCACCCGCACGGATGGCGAGGTCTTCGGCTTTACCGACCACGATCTGCCGCTCAGCTTCGGCGGCACCAGCTTCGAGCCGGAAAGCGGCATGACCCCTTCGGAGCTGCGGCACGGGTCCGAGCTCTCGGTCGATGCTCAGGATGCCGAGGGCGTGCTTTCCTCGGACGTCATCACCGAGACCGATATCCTCGACGGGCGCTGGGACGATGCCGCCGTCGAGGTCTGGCGGGTGAACTGGACCGACACCGCGCAGCGCGTGTTATTGCGCCGGGGGGCCACGGGTGAAATCCGCCGCGGCCGGCTGGCCTTCGTCGCCGAGATGCGCAGCCTCGCGCACTTCCTGTCGCAGACCGTGGGGCGCAGTTTTCAGGGGGCCTGCGATGCGGCGCTGGGCGATGCGCGCTGCGGCGTCAACCTCGAGCTGCCCGAGTACAAGGGGACCGGCGCGGTGCTGGAGATGCTGCGCACCCGCGCCTTTACCACCACGGATCTGGGCGATTACGAGACGGGCTGGTTTTCGCTCGGGCTGCTGACCTGGACATCGGGGGCCAATGTCGGTCGGCAGGCCGAGGTGCTGCGCCATGATCTGGAGGGCGGTCTGGCCATGCTGCATCTGGCCGAGGAGCCGGTGCGCCCCATCGCCGAGGATGATGCCTTCACCATCGTGGCGGGCTGCGACAAGCGCATCGAGACCTGCGCCGCCCGGTTTTCCAACGCGCCCAACTTCCGCGGCTTCCCGCACATCCCCGGCACCGATGCGGTGCTGCGCTATGCGACCCTGTCGGCAGGGCACAACGGAGGCGCGCTGTGACGGCTTTCCCCGCTGCCCTGGTGATCGCGGCCGCCACCCCCTGGACCGGCACGCCCTATCATCATCAGGCCAGCCTGCGCGGCGTGGGCTGCGATTGTCTGGGGCTGGTGCGCGGCGTCTGGCGCGATCTCTACGGCACCGAGGCGCCCCCGCCCCCGCCCTATTCGCGCGACTGGGGCGAGGTCGGGCGCCGCGAGGTCCTGCTGGAGGCGCTGCGCTGCGCGCTGCGGCCGGCGGATGGACTCGCCCCCGGCGCTGTCGTCGCCTTCCGCATGATGCCCGGGGCGCTCGCCAAGCACAGCGGCATCGTGATCGCCGGCGGCCGGTTCATCCATGCGCATGAGCGGCGCGGCGTGGTGACCGAGCCGCTCACCCGCAGCTGGGCGCGTCGCGTCGTGGCCACCTTTCATTTCCCGGGGAGCCTCTGATGGCGACGCTTGTGCTGGGGGCCATCGGCGCCTCGATCGGATCGGGGTTCGGCGGCGCCATTCTGGGCCTGTCGGGTGCCGCCATCGGCGGGGCCATCGGGACCATGCTGGGCCAGCAGGTCGATGCCTGGGCC